ACAAAAGGATAACAGGTTGGTAATGGGACCCCACAGACAGGAAGTGACCTATTCAATAACATAGCGGAAGAACGTTATAAGAAAACAGGTAGATATAAGTTCAAGAGGTATGCAGCAGTATGGGATGCAAATGATGATGGTAAATGGGATACTACCTTGTGGCCAGATAGGTATAGTGTAGCTGATATGGAGAGGATGCGGGACATTATGGGAATAATCAGTTTCGCGAAAGAGATGTTATGCAATCCTAGGCTTGGTGGAGAAAATCTATTTACTTGGGAGATGATAGAAGATTGTTTGGATGATAACGTCAGAGAGATAATGTCAGCAATTGAAGGATGGCAATATTATCTAGCTGTTGATGTAGCATTTAGTAAATCAAAGACAGCAGACTTTGGAAGTTTCTCTATTATTGGGGTTAAAGGTAACACTGTAGCACTTGTTTATCAATACCGGAAGAAGGGGATGACACCAAAAGAATATGATAGTCACATAACAACACTTCACCGGAAATTCAATTTCATAGAGATTGTTGTTGAAGAGAAGGGTTTGAGTATAGATTTGGTTAGCAGACTGAAGGAAGATAGATATCTTGGGTCTGTTGTTAGGGGATTCAAAACTGGAAGAGGTAAGGGAGCGCAAGATGACAAAGACAGAATAGTATCGAGACTTCAAACAGCAATGTCTAATGGTAATATTAGATTCCCGAAGAGATATGGTCAAGACATAGACGTTTTGTTTAATGAACTTCTTAATTTTGCAATAATGGAAAAGGATGGTAAAGAAGAATATGGAGCAACCACAGGACATGACGATACTGTGATTAGTTTATGCCTAGCGCATGATGCAGCAACAAATCCATTGAAAGGTAGAGTTGGAGCAATGATAATATGAGCTTATTTGATAGTATAGTAAAGGCCTTCAACAAAGGTGAAGACAAAGGAGAGTTACAGTATGACATACATCAAAAGTGTCCAAAATGCAAGAAATTTAATCTTTTAGTAGAATATGGATACAAATTTTGCAGTAATGGAGATTGTGATTATAAGGAGACAATCACAAAAGAAGAAGAAGAAAATGAGTTTTATGATGGCATAATATAGCCAAACTATTTATAAGTCATGAAAAGACAAAACATAATGCACTTCTTTGATTGTCTACTCGATAGAGAAAAAGATGGGTAGATTAGAAAAATTAATAGGGATGATTCCAGGGATAGAACTTAAAGCAAACCCTTTAGTAAATGAACACCATTCTATAAATAATTTGGAAGGCCAAAGTCAAACTTCCAATTCTCCTGTTGATTATAGTGTTTTGTGGGATTACATCAAAAAGTCTCCTGAAGCTTTGATTCCTATGCATACAATAATCTCAGATGTTATAGCTGATGGATACAAGGTTGTAGACTATCGACACGATGCAAGCGGTGCTAAGAGGATTAGGAAAGCTAAAGAGTGGTTATCTATTAACAAATTTTCTACAGCGATATCTCAACCTCTATTATGGGATTCTCTTGCAACTGGAGATAGTTACCTATATCTCCCAAGAGTTAGTGAAACTGCAATTAACAACAAAATTACTGAATTAGTTGAAAACATTGGATTGCAAAACAAGACTAGAGCAGCTAATAAAATTTACATGAAATATGCAATGGATTATTCTTTTGGTTCTTATGACCTTATACCTCTTCCTTCAGAAACTGTAAAAATAACACACAATAATCATCAAGAAGTCTTAAAATATGTACAGAGAGTTGGAACTAAAGAGGAAGAATTTACTCCAGAAGAGGTAATCCACAACAAGTACATCCACATGAACGGTAAGATTTATGGTTTCACACCAATGAAGGCAGTCTTATCGGAGTTACAGATAATTGCAAATGCAAAGGATATTTTGGGGTATGGATTGGAAAAGGGTGGGATACCAGAATTTATGTTTATAATGGAAGAGGAATCTCCAAAATCTCCAAATGTTCGCAACCTAGCACATCAACTAAGGAGATTTAAAAGTATTGAGAATAAGAAACGTTCTTTATTACTTACTGGAAAAGTCAACGTTGAAACTTTAACACCAAGTATGCAAGAGATGATGTTTAAGGATATCATTGATGTTTTCAGTAAAATTGTTATGATGGTGTGGGGAGTTCCACCTTCAAAGATGGGGATGGTTGGAGAGAAAGGTTCAGGTTATGATTCGGGCCTTGCAACCGAGGGATACTACAAAAAAGTATCCACACTTCAGGATTGGTTTTATAGTCCTTTCAATTGGGAGTTCATGATACCGAAGTTTGGAATTGAACTTGTTCCAAGAAAAGCTTATCTCCAAGATGAGGTAAGAGAAAGTCAAGTTTTTATGCAAAAGGTTGACTCTGGATTAAAATTGTATGCGAGTGGTTTCATAAAACCAGAATATATAACTGAAGTCTTGTTAGAAATACCAGAAGAATATGTTGGTGACTTCAAACCAAAAGAAGTTGAAATGGGAGAGCAACGACAAAATTTAGCACAAAACAAAGAAGTTAATAAGAATATCTCCCAACAAGAAATAGATGCTTCAAAGAAGAAGAAGCAAAAACAAAACCAAAACGATTTTGATGAGGATGAAGATGGAGATTGAATGGAGTACTATATATTCTGGGTTAAGTGCTGGTGCTATGGCTTTTGCTTATGCTTGTTCGATTTATTTTAGCAGAACAAAAGAACAAAATTGGAGTTTTATAAAAGCTGGAAAGACATCAATATTGGCTGGAGTTATTGCATTTATTGGTACTTATTATGGAATTTCAGAAGATGTAGTTGTTTCATCTCCATTTTATGCTTTTTTTGGTATAATTCTTGAACGTGTGTTGAAGATAGTTAAAAGACGCATAATACCAAAGATTAAAGGAGTTTGAGAATATGACGCACAAAAAAACATATATTGGAAGTGATGGTAACGGTGGGTATAAGATGAGTAAAAATGTAGCTTGGACTTCTGTTGTTTCTATCGTCATTGTTATATTGACTATTTTTGCTACACAGGTTGTTGCATGGACAAACGTTCAAGATGATGTAAACAATTTGAATGAATGGGTTTCAATTAATCAACCTAAACAAGATGCTTGTGTAAAAGAATTAGAAAATAGAATTGAATCTAATGAATTAGATATAGCTGTATCCAAGAATAGTATGGAAAGTATTTCTAAAAGTTTAGACGAAATAAAATTTAGTATCAAAGAAATAGAAAAAGATTTGAAATCTCATAGTAGTAATTAATAAAGTCGTATGAGGTACTAAAAATCGAACATCCTGAATGTCCTTTTTGTTTTACATCACATGAAAAACATAAAAACTTGGGGACATTATCGTCTAAATATGAAGAAATAGTTATATTTAAGTGCTTTTCATGTAATCGTATTTGGGGAATTGTAAAAATCAAGAAGTAATGTTGTTTATTAAACACTTTGTAACAAAAAATAACGCAATGCCTTCTGAATATATTTCAATGAAAGAGTCTTTGCGAAAGGCACATCGTGATTGGTCTGATAAAAAAATTAATGAGATGAGTTCTAGAACATTTTTCCGTAGATTTGGTTTAAGCATTGCTGAAGCTCACAAGCTTGATGTAGCAGGAAAATGGTCATCTTGGAAAAAGAAGAAAGGGATAGGCACTAAATCAATCGAGTGTTTTGACATTAAGACTTATGAAAGTGATGGGGATAAATTCATAGATTATTACATTGCATCTACCGGAACAGATGGTTCTTGGGGAGTAACTGATGATGGAGAAATATGGGAAGGAGACAACCTAGAGCCTACAGCGATTAATAGTTTAGCAAAACAGTTGGATGGAGCAATTGGAGTTATGAACGACCCATTGAAGGTTCAGGATATGGATGCGATAATGAAGTCTCCAACATGGACAGGTACTGGTGTAGGTCATGAACATGTCTTAGTTGACCAGAATATAGTTCCAATAACAACAACTATAAAAGCAGAGGTTGTCAGGTTAGATGATGGGAGTACAAGAATCAAGGGTACAGATAAGGTCAACACGTTTTCACAAAGAGCAAACGATTTTATTGGTATGGTGGAAACTAAAATTCTTAGATTTGCATCAATAGAATTTAAAGCAACAGATTACTATTTCAAGAAGGTTGGAAATACGCTACAGCGATTTACAAGGGACGGAATCCTAGGTGGAAAGACATGGACAGGTAGGGCTGCAAACGGTTTATGTGGGGTAATTGCAGTAGACATGAAAGCTATAATGAGTGATGATGAAGGATATGAAGTTCTAAATAATTCAATGGAGGAATTAAAAGTGGTAGAGGAAGATGAAGCAAAGAAAAAATTAGAAGAAGAAAAAGCAAAGAAAGCTGCTGAAGATGGAAAGGTTAAAGCCCCTGTTAAAAAAGAGGATGAAAAACCTACACCAGCTCCAGCAAGTGATGAAGTAAAAGCAATGCTCAAATTAGCTATTGAAGAATCAGTTAAGCCATTGCAGGATGAACTCAAAGCACTAAAGGATAAGCATGATGACCAGATTATAGATGATAAATCTAAATATCTTGAGTCAGAACTTAACCAGATAAAAGCTGAGAGGAAAAACTTGGTTGAGGAAGAACAGAAAAAGTTTGACGAAATCAAAGCAAGAGAGGTAGAAATTCTAACTGAACTAAAGTCAGCAGAAAACACAGACCAACTTTGGGACATTGGAATGAAATCATTGAGCAAATTTGAAAAAGATGGTGGAGATGTGTCAAAATTCTTTGCCACAAGAGGTCAATAAAATGTATGAAGGAAAAGCATTAGGGACAGCATCAAATTCTGGTGCGGAACTTGTTAATGTCTACGACAAGATAGTACAAGATAGTATTTACAATGATTCAGTAACTCTAAAATTGTTTGCTGATGAAGCAGGGAGTGGAGTTCCACATTTTAAAGTGAGAACTGGTAGGAATAGTCAATCAACTTACTACGCAGAAAACGACCCAATTGTAACAGGGCAAACAGCAAAGGTAGATGTTAGGTTTTACTGGAAACTTTACAAAGCACCAGTAGAAGTAACAGGTTTGGAAATAGAGGAAGCAAAAGCAACCGGTGGAGAACTTGCAAGTATCTACAACTATGAACTAAAGAAATCTGTTGAAGACATGACAAACAACATGAATGCAGATGCACTTAGTACAGGAACTGAAGCTAGTGCTGGTGGAGCATTAACTGGTTTGAAAAGAATTGTTGATGATGGTACAAACTATGCAACATTCTACGGAGTTACTAGGGATGGTAGCAATTGGGTTTCTGGTGGATATGATGCAACAAGCGAAGCTCTTTCATTGACTCTAATGAGAGCAATGAAAAGAGGTTGCGAACAAGCTGGAGCAAAACTTAATAATCTAATATTTGTTACCAGTTTCAAGCAAAGAGACAAATATCTTGACTTGCTACAAGACCTAGAGAGATTAACTCCAGAAACAAATGTTGCAGGATTTGGTAAAGTTCCAGCTTTTGATAATGTTGGAATTGTTGCGGATAAAGACTGTGATGATGACTATATGTACTGCCTTGATAGGTCAGTTATAAAAACAAGAACTTTATTGAAGGCAACTGTCAAAGCGTTGCCAAGTCAGAAGGATGCAGAAGCAGGATTTGCACGAACATACCTAGAACTCATATGCAAACAACCCAACAGATGCTACAAAAAGATAAACTTAACATAAGGTGAACTAAGATGGTAGGATTAAGAGGAGCAAATGGAAGTCCAGCAGCGCCACCGTACACCAATGGCCCTTATGAATGGGATCAACATATGACATTTAGTCAGGGTGTAAACGGAGTCGTGAATGGTGGTACTACATATTATGTTGATTCTTCAAGGTCAGCATCTGGAACTGGAAAAACTTGGACTACAGCATACATCACAATTGCTGAAGCAGTTGCAGCATCACTTGCAGCAGGTGGAGTTTATGACACAATTCTTGTAAAAGGAAATGACACCACAGAAGTTTCGGATTATGCTGAATCAGTTACTGTAACTGTTGCTCAAGTCGGTTTAAGAATTATCGGAGTGGGTAATAGTCCAGAAGGTGTAATGTGGACTGTTGGAACAGCAGAAGGAACTATATTGAGTGTTGCTGCAAAAGATTTTTATGTATCTGGATTTAGGTTCAGGCCAAATGGTGCAACATCAGGAAAAGCTATTGACTTGGCAGTTACAGCACTTGGTTCAACCATAGAAAACTGTATTTTTAGAAGTACAACTGAAACAGCTTTGTATGGTATATACATAGAAAGCGCTGGTGATTTGACCATTAGAAATAATATATTTACCAGTTTGGAAACAGCAATCTATGGAAATGCAGCAGTAAAAACCATTTATAGATGTAAAATATTAAACAACCTGTTCGATGATAAAGTTAATACTGCAGGAATTAATATGAGTGCAAGATGTGCTTTAATTAAAGGCAACGATTTCACATCGGATACCACGCTTTTAATTGATACCTATAAGGGTAGTGCTGGAGAAATGAATATTGTCACTCAAAACACTTTGATGGTAACTGCTTATGAAACAAATTGTACGGGAGCAGCATCTGATAATTGGCTTGGGAACTTTTGTAATGACACAGGAAGTTCAATGGTTGGAGATAATGGATTAACCATAGGTATTCCAACAGGATGAAAACAAATAAATAAATTAGGTAAAAAAAGATGGCAACAGCTATAGTACCAACATTGGTACAGGAAATGTCGGGGGTAAACATATCAGTAATGTAC